GTGGTTGTGAGCACTGCATAAGGCCCCCCAGCTATTAAGCTGGCCTTATTTCTAGATTTCTGTATAACAGTGGCGTAAGCGCCTGCAAGGACTATGGTAGCTAGACCTACCATCAGGACAAGATGTGCCTTGTAGATGTTGAAGTTATGGATGTGACGGCGACCCCTCGCCTGCTCCATACGCACGTTGACCACAAGAAGGCGGGAGGGAATACCTTCCATACGTGCGTAGGCGCCAAATCTATGTACCATCCAAACTGCGCAACCCACAAAAACTTATTGTAACATTAACCTCAATCCGTCCGATGGTTATACCAGTCACGGTGGGATCGGTTTTCGATGTGTACCACTGTACAAGACCCTGGTTATTCTGTGTTTCAAATCCAACTGTTCCAATGTCCGTTGAGCGCCAATCGCCATAATAGTCTATGGGTCGACATGTATAACCTTTAGGTGACACTTGTGTGGTTAAAGCATGATGATTGGAGATAACAACATCATTAAGATTGGCTGGATCTCCACCACTCGTGGGTGCTTGGTTCAGGGCGGGCTCATAATTCACGGCCCATGTGGAACCGTCAAGCACACTAACGGCAGGAACAATTCTCACAGACATTTCTGATACTATAAAACGTGAGTATAACTTGGCAAAACTATCCAGGTTTGGAACAGCAGTGGCCAGAGTGGGTACAACAGCGCTACGTGGTATGACCCACATCTTCCCTTTGGAAAACCCAGAGACGGATGAAGTGATGTCAATAACCCCGCGGGCACTGATGGTGACCATATCCCGTCCAGGTCGTGGAAACCGAGACGGTAAAGTTAATGTTACATTCTTTGGTTGACCGTAATTTAAGCGACGACGGCCGCGAGCTCTTTTCTTATTCTTATTCTTTGTCATAGTTCGTCAAATGACACCCGGGTACGTCAAAGACAACATCATCCCTATGACACAAAGGCAGTATATCCCAATTTATACCGCTGCGACCAAAGAATTTTTCTAGCATAACCTGTTCATGAGGCAGCACGCCAAAAGCCACGTAGAAGCTTGCTCTCACTTCAGGGGTTCGTTTGGCATTACTAATGGTTCTAATCTTATTCCCAAACCGATAGGGGTTCTCTTCTTTCCATGAACACGGCACACCGCAACGCACATACATCTCATAAAACTCCTGTAAGACAGGAACACCCAAAGTGAGTTGGTAGCCCCCCAACCCAACACTATACATCCATTTACGGAGAACAGTGAGAGTTGGAATGGGTTTTAAACACATGGTGTCCTTCTTAAAAACCGTACGCAAATCCCGAACACATCTCCAACCTTCAGATGTCAAAACGGGGTGGGTTTGGCAAAATTCTATCTCTTCAAATTCATAACAGGGTTTCTCGACTTCAACATGGAAACCATATCTTTCCATGTGGTCACCAATAGTACGGGAAAAGGTTTCAAGGTTTGCGCGTTCCAGGAATATGACACAATCATCTCCGTTATTGGCTAGCTCAATGTCCACGTCATTAATATAGGACCAAGCCCAAATAATGGCGCACATGATTAAACAATTTCCTAATGACGTGTTCATGTCCCCGGAACAACGTGTTCCTCTCATCTTAAACTATACTTTCCCATCGTCACATCGAGCGGTTCCAGTGTTGTCTAACTGAAGACGGAGCAAATCCCTCAGTTCTTGCTTACTACTTGTCATAAATCGGGATTTAAGGTAAAAACTATGTTCATACTGCAATGCTTCCCTTGACACATGCATGTCAAACTTGGTTGCATCAAGTCCGATGGCTACCGGTTCCTTAAACTGTTTCCACTTATCATACAAGCACTGAGCGGATTCTGCAGCATCCATGCCTTTAAACACTGTTGCTCGTGTGCGCTGTCTGAAACACTTATTAATAGCCTTAAAATATTTATGTTCCGAGTGTTTCAAATAGCGGGCGAGTAAGAGGTTGTACTTTGGTGAACGTGGGTTGATGATTCGCGGTGCTTTGCTTACATCTTGTTTCTCAAACTTCACGAAGGATTTAAGCCGCGCGTCCTTCGGGCTAAACCCAACTCTACTCAATTCTTCATGTGCGCGCTGATACACCTTCCGTTTATTGGCCGGGAAAAGGTTGACAGTTTGTGCCAACGTTAAAACGGGGAGAGTAGGTAAGTGTGTCAGCAGTTCCTCGCGAAACTTATTCACTGCGCCTCCAAATGCGTGAGTTCGAGGTTGAATTGCGGGAGCATAGCCATTTGGGTATTTGCAAAGGAAGTATCGTTCTATAAAAGCGCGCTCAACCGCATTTACATTGTTATTATACACTCCAAGGTTGTGTTTGGAGCCAAGACCAGGTAACATGTGATAAACCCTAGACTTGTGTGGCTGCCCGTTTCGGTGGGTGGACAACCTACCTTTACATGCGTTAAGTTGCTCTTTCAATTTAATATCTACGCGTGTATTGGTACCACTCACCTGCACTGGGCGACCTCACCACTGGTGCTGTTCAGTATTCCCGAGGAATCTCGAGAACACTGTTAACCACCGTGGTAGTCGCCGTATTGAACGGGTACAACTGTCGAAGCATTCCTCATTAAAGAATCGATCAATGGTAAGTTCACGAGAACTCTCAATCAACATTAATCGAACATCGCGTGCTCTGCAAATTCGACGGTATTCACGTTCAGCTACTGCTCGGTTGTCTGGTGTATCGCTTAAACGACCCAATGCACATCGCAAAGCAAGCACCATGACTGCCACAAAACGGGTGTCTGACCCAGGCTTGTTACCTTTGGTAACATGGACGCCACACACCTCGATGCCCTTGAGTAGCCTATCAAGAGCGTCGCTACCCTCCACCTCGGGTAACCCAGTTATCAACCGTTCTTGCACATCTCGGGAGACCCGGTAATACCTGGCCACACTGGCGGTAACACCAACTCCGGAAGCGCAAAGTAACGGATTGAGTTTAGATTGGAAAATACTGAGACAAATACTTTCTAGGTGGTCAACCTTCACTCGTTCTACGATAAAACTCATTGTGTTATACCCACTACGGTCCACACCTTAACGCCAAGCGAACAAATTGAG